TTAAAATGTTTAACCGTTCGCCCATTAAGACGGCAATGGAGGGTGACTTCGACACTGGAAATATGCGCTTCAAAGCTCGTGAGCGTTATAGTTTCGGTGTATCCGATTGGAGATCCGTATTCGGCACAGCCGGAGCGTAATTCCTTCGCTAGATGTAGTAGAAGAGTGGTCTTGTGCCACTCTTCTATTTACATTATGTTAAGATATTCCTGACAGTCCGCTTTATGCGGCTGACAATAGCCAAGACAGGAGATAGACATGGCTGTTCATTTTACTGGTCCCGTACTTTTTGCTGGCAAAGACGGTCAGCGCAAATGGTTTGAAAACCTCCCCATTGATAAAAACCCTGACTATTTAGTCTACATGGATGACTTCACAGGTGTGTCTCTTGATGACACCGATGACTGGACTGTCGTCAAAGATAGTAGTGCCTCGGCAGATATCGCCGCAGACGTGGTAAACGGTGCGATAACACTAAGCTCGCAAGCAACCACCGATAATGATGGTGCTTCCATTCAGGGTAATGAAATTTTTGCACTGTCTTCAAGTCGTGATATTTGGTTTGAAACCATAGTAACGCCGACAGATGCAGAGGGTAACGCGATAGAAATATGCGTTGGCCTTACTGTAAACTTTGCTACCAATCCTGAGGCGATGTTAACAGCGGCTGATCGGATTGTTTTTCAGGTTGATGATGGCGACAGCAACATTGACTGTGTTACCGAAAAGGATGGCACGGCAACAACCACGGATAGCGGTGTAGATATCGCTAGCGGAACCGCCGTAACTTTAGGCTTTCACGTTAAAGGCACTAGCTCTGTGGAGTTCTTTGTAAACAGAAACCTAGTTGCTACACATACGGCCAATCTTCCTGATGATGAGAACTTAGCGATAGGAGCTATGGAGTTGTCTGGTTCTGCTACCGGAACCAAATCAATTAATATTGATTACCTCTTCGCCGCACAAAATCGTTAAGGAGTAAAGTATGGCTACTTCCTCTAAGACTAAACCTAAAGCCGCCGCGAAGAAGGCTACTACGAAGAAGGTTTCCAAACAGGAATTACCTCCTGTTGGAAGCGCGAAGCGTAAATCGCTAATTCTGCGGGGTGAAATAAAGGAGTAGATTATGTCAGGCTCTGATGTAAAAGCTGTATTTATAACTGCTGATACCAATGCCGCTGATAATGCTTCTATTTCTGCTAATGAGCGCCCTAATACTGACTTCACAATAGGTGGGACGGACGCTTCTGGCGGAGTTGCAACTTTTGCCGCAGGAAGAATTGTTACAGCGACCACTGCGGGAACAGGCGATAGTGGCAAGACGGTGACCATCACAGGCACAGATGTTAACGGTTCTGCTCAAACAGAAACGATAACCCTTCCAGGATCAGCAACTACCACGTCAGGAACCAAGTTCTTTAAGACCGTTACCGCAGCGAGTGCTAGTACACAACCAGCGGCTAATGTTTCTTTGGGTCACGCGGCGGGTGCGGCTGACGTTATCTTCGCAGGAAGATCTCGTTTGCAAGGTCTTAACATTGTTTGTTCTGCTGCGGATGGAACTTTAGATTTCAGAGACAGTTCTCCTACCGGGACGAGTATATTTAAGGTAGGAACGGTAGCTTCTGCAACAACTACGCGGGACATAACTATACCTGACGAGGGGCTACTATTTCCCTCTGGTATTTATATTCAATACACCGTTGCTACGTTTACTACGCTGACAGCGTTCCATGCGTAATGGCTCCCCGCAAGCGCACAACGGCCCGCAAGACTAAGGCTCCTCGTAAGAGGGATAAGCAGCCTCCTAAAACGAAGAAGTATTATCGTTCTACGAAATCGGGGGCTGGAATGACAAAAGCCGGGGTGGCACGTTATCGACGTGAAAACCCTGGCTCAAAGTTACAAACAGCCGTTACAGAGAAGAGTCCTAAAGGCAAACGAGCCGCAAGGAGAAAATCTTTTTGTGCGAGATCTGCGGGCCAAATGAAAAAATTCCCTAAAGCTGCTAAGAACCCAAACAGTCGCCTTCGACAAGCGCGTAGGAGGTGGAGATGTTAGATAAGAGACAGTGGTCTACGGGAGTCTCTGTGGCTCTGTCGGTGGGAGCGGTTGTTTGGATATGTTCAACTCTTGTTGATCTTGACAAGAGAACAACTCTTATTGCTTTCAAGGTTGAGGAGAGCAATAAACAAATAAGAAAGAATCAGGAGTATATTAACCTAGTTTTAAAGAACATAGTAAAAGAAAATGTTGTAACCTGGGACAATTCAGAAGGAAAGAAAAATGCCCGGTAGCTCACGAGTAAATTTAGGTTTTGGCACATCACAAGTTGTCCGCATGAAAAAAGGCGGAAAAGTGAAGAGTAAAGGTAAGATATGTCCGGAGGGGAAGGCTTGGGCGAAAAGAACCTTCGATACATATCCATCTGCTTACGCAAACCTGGCCGCTTCAAAATATTGTAAAGACCCAAATTACGCTAAGAAAGCTAAAGGCGGCAAACGTAAGGGTCGTTAGATGGGTCAGTTAAAAGAGTGGTTAAAACAAGATTGGGTAAGGATTGGAACCGATGGTGAAATTAAAGGTCCTTGCGGCACTTCAAAGGATAAGAAAAACCCTGATAGATGCTTGCCAAGGTCTAAAGCTAAAAGTTTGTCGAAAAGCGAGAGAGCTAAAACTGCTCGTAAAAAGAAGTCTGCGGGCTCTAAAGGTAAAACGGTTGTCGCAAATACTAAAAAGGCAAAAGTAAGCTTGGCTTCGGGCGGCGTCGTCCCACGAGGTTGTGGGGTGATAATGTCTGCTAAGAAAAGAAGGGTTAAAGGCGCAGTAGCTTAATGTATTCGGGGATTGAAAAAGACGTTATAGATGAAATTAAGGCATGGTCAGAACATGCCTTAGAGGTCCCCAATAAATATTTTAACAATTTACCTGCTTGTCCCTATGCTCGCTCCGCATGGAAAGAAGATAAAGTAGATTTTGTCTTCAAATACTGTGCTCACAAACAAGACATTTATACCGCGGTATCTTGTTTTGATGACACTAAGGACCTTGTAATAATCGTTGATTTTGCTTTTCAAGAAATTCCTGATGATTTTGATGAAGATTTGAAACTGCTAAATAACGCCATATCTCAAGGCATCTTTATTGATAAAGATATTTGGCTCATGGGATTTCATCCGTTTGAAGAAGCAAATGATTTTATTGATGACGGGTCTTTCGAGTATCAGGTAGAAGAACCGTATGCTTTGATATTCGTTCAGCGTTTATCAAAAATACAGGAAAGCGCAGACAAAATAAAAGAAAAGGGTTATTATGACTCTTATCTTGATGAGTTTAATGCCTCTGAGATATATCAACAACGACGTGATCTATATAGGAGACTAGAACATGGCAATGAAACCTCGTAGAAAACCTGTAAAAATGCGTGGCGGCGGAATGGCTAAGAAACCAATGAAAATGCGCGGCGGTGGAATGGCTAAAAAGCCTACAATGATGCGCGGCGGTGGAATGGCTAAAAAGCCTGACATGATGATGAAAGATGGCGGAAAGGCTATGAGTGTAGCGCAGATCCGCAAAGCAGCCAAAGCAAAAGGTTTTAAGCTAGTTAAGATGGCGTAATGACCACTTCAGGAAGCACAGATTTTGAGCTAAACGTCGCTGATTACGTAGAAGAGGCGTTTGAACGATGCGGTTTGGAGGTTCGTACAGGTTACGACCTCCAGACTACACGTCGTTCTCTTAATATTCTGTTTGCGGACTGGGCTAATCGAGGTCTTAATCAATGGACTATTGAGCAACGAACACAGGCTCTTACCGCCGCTGACGGCGAATATTCTATAGGAACAGATGTTATAGATATTCTGTCAGCCGTGGTTAGACGAAGTAACACGGATTTTGCGTTAGAGCGTCTTAGCAGGAGTCAGTTTTTAAACATCCCGACCAAAACAACTCAGGGCCGCCCTAATCAATTCTTTTTGGATAGGCAGATAACGCCTAACTTGAAGATATGGCCCGTCCCTGAAAACAGCACCGACACGGTTGTTTATGACGCGCTTACAAGAATACAAGACGCGGATACACCGACAAATACTGTTGAGGTTCCGTTTAGGTTTTATCCATGTCTTGCAGCGGGGTTAGCGTATTATCTCTCGATGAAAAGAGCACCAGACAGGGTTCAACTGTTAAAGGCTGTTTATGAAGAAGAGTTTGAGAGAGCCGCTACGGAAGATAGAGACAGAGCGTCATATAATGTGGTGCCACAATATCAGTATTTTAAGACGAACTAATGGCTAAATTTGCTTCTGGAAAATACGCATATGCAACGTCTGACCGTTCCGGTTTCCGGTATCGGTATCGGGACATGCGTAGAGAATGGAATGGGTTGTTGGTTGGTAAGGATGAGTTTGAGGCAAAACAACCTCAATTAGGGCCTTTCCATACGGTAGCAGATGCCCAAGCTTTAAAAGACGCCCGCCCAGATAGAAAGGAGCCTTTTGTTATTCTTGTTGGGGTTCCCCCTCTTGGCGGGGACCTTATTCCTATAAAGGCTACGGGGCAGGTAGGTAACGTAACAATAGTGGTGTAAGCAATGAGTTTTACATTTGCACAACTTAAAACAGCGATACAGGATTTTACGGAAAATACCGAAACGTCTTTCGTTACTAATTTACCTGTTTTTATAAGAGCTGCCGAAGATAGGATTTTGGGTCTTGTAGACTTAGAGTATTTTAGAAAGAACGTCACGGGTGTCATGACTACTAGTGACAAGTTTTTAAACGCTCCAGATGATTATCTAGCATCCTTTTCTTTATCTATAGAAGTCTCAAGTAGCAAAGTTTTTCTATTACAGAAAGATGTAAACTTTGTGCAGGAGTATAACCCTAACAGTTCCACAACAGGGCAACCTGTTTACTACGCTTTGTTTGATGTAGATAACTTTATTATAGCTCCCACACCGGATGCTAATTACTCTAGTGAGTTACACTATTTTTATAGACCCGCTAGTTTAACCGCCGGGGGCGATAGTGGCACTACTTGGATAAGCACCAATGCTCCAAACACCATTTTGTACGCTTCTTTAGTTGAGGCATACACTTATATGAAGGGTGAACCAGATCTCTTAACCCTGTACAACAACAGGTTCACAGAGTCTCTACAGAGACTTAAAGATCTCGCAGAGGCCCGTGAAAACAGTGACGCTTACCGTGATGGTTTACCAAGAAGGCCTAGAACGTAATGTTTGACGTTAACATAAATATGCCAGACGATTTTCACGTAGATGTTGAGACCACCTTAAATCGCGGGTGGACGCCGGAAGAGGTGGCTCACCGTTGTGTTAATAAACTAATGTCTGTCTCCGAAAACGCCCCACCTGTTATAAGAGATCAAGCAGAAGCGTTTAAACAGAACATGGAATCTGTGGTGGCTTTTTATATGAAAGAGGCCATAAAATCAGATAGAACTACGGTATACAACGCTTTAAAAAAGGCAGGTCACGTTGAGTTAGCAGAGATGATTAGGAGATTATAACATGTCTATTACCCAGGCAATGTGCACAAGTTTCAAAAAAGAGTTACTTGAGGCAAAGCACAATTTTTTAAATTCAGGCGGAAACACCTTTAAGTTAGCTTTATATACAAGTAGCGCTACTTTAGATGCTACGACCACCGCGTATACCACGAGTAACGAGGTATCGGGCACGGGATACACAGCTAAAGGAAACACCCTTACGAGAGTTGATCCCTCAACCAGTGGCACCACAGCCTTAACTGATTTTGCCGACACAACTTTTAGCAGTTCAACTATAACGGCTAGGGGTGCCTTAATATTCAATGAAGACACGACTGGAGATACTTCTGTGTGTGTTCTTGATTTTGGGGGAGATAAATCAAGCTCGTCTGGAGATTTTACAATTACTTTTCCAACGGCCAGTGCAACGGCGGCGATAATTAGAATAGCCTAATGACCGACATAAAGGTAGCATTCGAGGGATGGAACTCCTCGACGCAGGCTTGGGGGTCTGCGGGATGGGGACAGAATGTTGCTGTTCCCAGTGCTACATCAGGCTTAGGCAGTGTTACAGTATCGGGTGATGCTGTTGTATCAGTTACAGGGGTGGCAGGCACAGGATCTGTTGGTTCTGTCACGGTCTCGGCTGATGCTAATGTCTCTGTCACAGGAGTTGATGGAACCTCTGCTTTAGGCACAGTTGTCGCTACTGGCGGTGCCAATGTTGATGCCACAGGTGCGGCGGGCACCACTGGATTGGGTAGCGTCACGATATCGGGTGACGCTAATGTTGATGTCACAGGTGTGGCTGGGACTAGTTCTGTCGGTTCCGTTACTATTGTTGAAGGACAGGGGATTACCGTAACCCTTACGGGTGTTGATAGCACGGGCTCTGTTGGCAGTGTCACGGTATCCGGTGATGCTAATGTGGATGCTACTGGGGTTGCTGGGACCACTGGATTAGGCTCTGTAACGGTCTCCCTTGGCACAACAATAGATGTAACGGGAGTGTCGGGCACTTCTGAGGCGGGCAGTGTTACAGTAACGGGTGACGTTATTGTACCTGTTACGGGTGTCTCTGCTACGGGCGAAACGTCTAGGGTTAATGTTTGGTCTGTAATTAGTCCCGATCAAACGCCAAGTTGGTCCGCTACAACACCCAGTCAGACACCTAGCTGGGGCTCTGTAACACCTAGTCAAACGCCGAGTTGGTCTGTTATAACACCTAGTCAAACGCCGAGTTGGTCCGCTACAACACCTAGTCAAACGCCTAACTGGCAAGAAACAAAACGAAAAGCCGCATAGTGAGATAGATTATGACTTCTACATATACAGCTAACAATGGCATTGAAAAAATTGAAACCGGGGATCAGTCGGGGACGTGGGGTGAAACCACTAACACAAACTTTGACATTATAGATCGTGCTCTAAACGGTGTGGGAAGTATTACACTCTCTGGAACCTCACACACCCTGACAACCACGGACGGCTCACTTACAGACGGTATGTTCAAAGTCTTATCTTTGGCTGGGTCTCCTACTGGAACAAACACTATCACTATCAGTCCTAAC